GTCAGGCCTTCGTGTCCCCACCTGCGGAGACATCGACGGCAAGACGGGTGAGGGCGTCCGTGTTGAATTCACGGATCGCCGTGTCAACGGTCCCTCGGTCCATCCCCTTCTTGAATTCGGGGGCGGGAACCGGGGGCTTCGAGGAGATCGTGTCCACTTCGCTCACTGTTTCCGGAGACCGACCCAGCGAGTCCAGGTCTCCGATGACCGTAGCGTAAGAACGCGCCACCTCTTCGGCGGCCTTCGCCGCCTCTTCCTGGATCCAGTCTTCGCTGAAGTTTCCGCCGCTCTTGTCCCGCCTGTCGTACAGCCGGTCGAGGGTGGCCTTGCGAACCTGGTCCTGGATGGCCTGGTAGGCGCCCGTGGCGTGTTCACGCCCGCGGGACTTATCCAGACCCATCAACATCTTCGCGATCTCGCCGTTTCCGTCAATGGCAGAAACGACGCCTTTTTGCATTTCCTCGCGCATCATGCGCAGGCGGAGCTGCTTGGTTTCCTGTGCCAGACGGTCGTAACGGGGGTCATTCTGGTCCATCTTGGGTTCCTCCTGAGTGTCTTCGGTGGCCTCCTCTTCGGCCTCCTCTTCCTGATCGCCTTCAACCTGAGACCGGGTCCAGTCCCGGACGTACTCCTTGATCTCCTGATCCGAGTAGCCGACGCCGGCCAGCATCTTCGACGCGGCATCCGCGATCTCGTGCTGCTCGCCCTCGCGTCGAATGAACTGATTCGTCGCCTCCTGAAACGCACGGAGGTCGTCGATTTCCTGAACCATGTCCCCGGCCTTGCGGATCGTGTCCACAAGATCGCCGATTCGGACCCGTTCGCCGTCGATCTCGACCATCATGTCGAGGTTGCTGATGACCCCACCGGCACGAGCGGGGGTGGAATCAACGTCTGCTTCGTCATCCATTTGCTGTCATTCCCTGAGGTTGCGCCTGCGACTCGGGTCCGATTCGACCAGCCACGTTGGCCATGTCGTCCGGGTTCGGGACCATCGCCGGCAAGGTCTGTCCCATGAATCCGATCAACGCCTCACGGTACGCCTTGAAGGCGTCCTGAACCGCCGGGCTTGCCACGCCCATGATCGGATTCGACATGAACGCGCTCAGCACCCTGATCTGGATGTCCGGGCGCGACGTGTGCGGTGTGAGCACGATCTGCTGCGTCGTGGTTCCGTCTCCGAACAGGAGCAGGATGTTCCGGACGACGCTCTCGTACGCGCTCTTTTCTTCCTCCATCCACATTGCGACGTCGATGCCCTCCTTCATCATGAAGAGCTTGACACCATCCGGGTCGGTCATACCCGCCGACAGCATCCCCATCGCCTCCTGCTTCCGCACGACCTCGCTCTTCGGCGCGGTGTCCCGCACGGTGAAGGCGATCTGCGAGAAGTTCGGAAGCGGGTTCTGCTCGAACGAGACCGTCCCATTGTCGGGGTCGATGACCGCGCCGGCCAGCTCGGTTGTCAGCTTGTTGACAGGCAGCGCACGCCGGGACACGAGCATCTGGCCCGCAGCCTTCGCCACTACCGACCGATACATCGTGCCGAACGCAGTCTGCACACCGCTGGTGGGATTGGTCATCGCCTTGTTGATCTGCTCGTCAAGGAACTGCAGACCGCTTGCGCTGTCCACGCGACCCTTCTCAGCCAACAGATCCTGCACCGGGCTAAGCCCGTCAGCAACGCTCTTTGCGAACTGCGCGACCTTGCCGGGCACCTCGCCTGCGTTGAATGGCTGGATCACCATCGGGCGGAACTCGTCGCCCATCAGTGCGTCCTTCGTGTACGACAGGTAGCGCAGACCGTGACCGACCTCGCGCATCGCGGCGCGCTCGTTGATCGTTCCCTGCGGGAGCAGCACCACGCCGTATCGGTCCATCGTTCGGATGTTGTTGAAGAGCGACTTCATCAGCCGCTCCATCTCGCGCACGATGCCAAACATCAGGTCAAACAGGCCGGCACCGTGGAACGTGCCGTTGTCCATGAACCGGGCGAATCCGACCGGGCAGTACGCCTCGACCTTCGACAGATCCTGGTCGTCGATGACGACGTCGCCGCTCGAAACGATGTAGCGGCTGACGGTGCCGCGGGGTCCGTGGATCCACGTCTCGCGCACCTTGCAGACCTGCTGCGTGTCCTCGTCCTCGTCGTTGCCCTTGATGCCGCCGTTCGCCATCGTCGAGACGAAGTAGCCCGTGCCGTTCCACGGCGCGTCCTGCGACTCCTCCATCTGGTGTCCGTATTGCCAGCGCCAGACGTTCATCTCCTCGATGTTCTGGTCGATCTTGCGGTTGCCGTACTTCTCCTTGAGGAAGTTCAGCGGCACGAGTCGCTGGCGCACGAGACCGCGCACCTTCGTGTGGTCGTGGCCGAGCGACGGAAACGGCATCAGTTCCTTGGGGTGAATCACCTCGAGGTCTGCCGTGAGTCCGACCGTCGGGCTATCAACAATATGACCAGTGATGCCGCAAGAGCCAAGCAGCGCAAACAGATAGTTGAAGTCACGCTGGACCCCCACCAGCTGCTGGTCAGAGACCACAGCGTCGGCAACCAGCTGTGCCACAGATCGCTCGCGAAGTCCTGCAAGACTGAATCCCTGCCTCAGCGCACGGGGGCGCAGATCCATAGTGTTGAGGCGAGCGGTCGTCTTGTCAACCACCGACAGCAGCTCGGTGGACTGGAACTCCATGTTCCCTTCCTCGTCGAGGTAGTGCGGCGTGATGCGTCCCGTGCGCGGGTCGAAGATGTCGAACCGGCGGAAGCCGTTGAGGTAGTACCACGCTAGCAGCCAGAGCGTGCGGCGGTACGTCAGCTTGAGCATCTCACGCGACACGTGCGCGTCGATGATCTTGCCGAGGTTCTTCGGGTCCTTCGGGAGGTTGACGCCGTCACTTGCCATCGGGCTTCTTCCTCACGCGCGCCCATCCCGGAGGCATGTCCTCCAGAAGGTCGACGCCATTGAAATTGCTGTTCACGAACGGCGCATCCTCACGTGGCTGCACCGGCACCTGCTGGACCTGTGGCTCCCGCCGACCCATGTAGTACGACTCCACCAGCATGTTGAAGTACGAGAGCGGAATCGTCACGGTCATCTGGCCCGGGTTCGGGCGCGGCGCTTCATAGATCATCTGGTCAGACACGGGAACCTCCGCTCCTGGGCTCGGGATCCCTCATGATACGGAGGGCGTCCTCAACCGAGATGTTATTGAAATTCATCGCATCCGCAATGTTCACCCCGTACTTCTTGTCCACATAATTGCCGTCCCCGATCTCCTCGAGGGGGTTCTCAACCACCAGCCGGTCGTCGTCAACCTGCTGGACAGCCGACCGTTCCATGCGTCCCCGAACCACAAACATGCTCATGGCCACGGTGTCGATGAAGTCGTCGTGGGCCAGACCGCCGTTCTCGGCGTCCGGGTTGAACTGCTCGATCTGCTCGAACAGGTGCCGCCAGGGCATCAGACCGCGCCGCCAGGTGGGGAGCTTGATCAGCCCGTGCTCGAACCGGTAGTTCAGGGCGCTGATCTTCGAGGTCTTGTCCATGACGCCGGGGTTCAGCTTCACGACCTTGGGCGGGGTCATGCCCGTGATCTGGTCCGCCCGCTGCCTGACCATCGACTCCATCGCCGCGTACAGGCTGAAAGACTGCCGGACCACCTCGACGTGGATCGAGGGAACCCGCCACTTCATGGCCAACCGGAACGCGTGCTCGATCAGAACAGGCTCTCGGCACTGGCCTCCCCAGGTGTCTAGCACGAACAGGACCGCCTCGACCGGGTCGTACCCCATGATCGTGCAGACCTTGAAGTCCGAGTCCGTGGTCGCCGTGTACGAGGTGTCAACCGTGGCAAACAGCTTGACGCGGTTGGTCAGGAACTCCGGCAGCTCCATGCGTTCGGTCTCGCCGGACTTGTTCCGCCAGCACACGGTGGACTTCGAGGCGTAGGGGTCGACGTCGCTGTCGGTGTCCGGTTGCTCGAGCCACCACCCGTGCCGCTCCTGGGTCACGTCCCCAAAGTAGGCCTCCTCGCTCTCGCCCGGCTGGGCCAGGTACTCGGCCATGTAGTTGTGGCTGCCAATCATCTCCCGGATGTCCTCGAGGGTGATCAGGCCCTTCAGCTTCTCGTTGGCATCGCGGGTCTTCCGGTCTACCGGCCACATGGACGGCCACGTGCTCTGGGGCTTCCCACCCTCGTCCGTGTACTCGGCCTTCAGGATCAGGCGCGCCCACTGATCGAAACGTGGGTCCTTCGCAACCCGGCTCCCGTCCGCCAGCAGCTCGGTCATCATCGCGTGCCACGCATAGTGCCGCCGACTCACAAACGTAGCCAGCCACCGCACGCTCGTATCGCGGCGGGTGACCATCGGCATCACGACCTTGAACAACAGCCGCTCCATGTACGAGCGCAGAATCGACATGCTGGTCGACGCCTTGGGGTCATACTCCGGGTCATCGAGCGCATACACGCGCGGGCGACCGCCACGCTGACGGCTCTCCGCGCTGATGGCGCGGAACCAGGAGCCGTTCGCCAAGTACATGAGCTCGACGCCGAAGGATGCCTCGCCTCGCTTGGGCGTGATGCGTCCGTCAGGGAACTCCGCCGAGAAATCGTCGGCAATGCGCTTGTTCGCAATGAACTGCGTCTTCAGAATCTGAGACGTCTGCTCCGCGTTGTCAATGCTGCTCGTCGCGTAGATGAACGAGAACGCCGGACGCGAAAGCATCTGGAGCAGCGCGGTCTTGCGGAAGCAATTGCTCTTCGCAAATCCGCGGGGCGCGATGGCCACCGAACGCGGAGCCATTGCCCACATCCGATAGATTGCGAAGTGTCCGGCCGGCGGCTCGACCGGATCGTCGTCGTAGAAGTACGGGTTAAAGTCCTCCTCCCAATCCGGGTGGAGGTACCAGTTGTCGAAGAAGTTGACGCTACCCGCAAAACGCGTGGCTTTCAGGCCAAGATCGTTGGTTGGTACGAGCCACTGCGAACACGCGTTCACGCGCGCGAGGCGCTGGCCCTCGGGCGTGAGCGTGAGGTAGTCGGCAGGCAGCGGCCACATGCCGTTGCCCTGCGCCGGCAGGTCGATGGCAACCGGGTTCACAGACCCACCATCTTGCGCTGCATCCCCTTGATCGCAACCAGTTCGGTCGCAGCCATGCGGAGGATGCAAGCGGCAAGAAACGCGGGCTCGTGAGCGGCAGGACTGACCGAAACAATCTCGGTGGCCGCGTCAACCCAGCGCTGATGGAACACGTGGTTGTTCATCTTGATGCGCTCGATGATTGCGTTGCCGAGCTCCGAAGGCTCGCCCCACCAAGTGACGGGGTCAATGATGCCCAACGAGAACAGGATTGGTGCGCCGCCTCGAGCAGCCTGCATCCCG